AGGGTATTCATCCAGTACGCCACACTTTTGGGCGTCGTCGTGGTCTGCCGGACGGCCTGCCACCGGCCCGCCTGGAGCATGGCCGCCTTGTCCCGGTCGGTGATGATACACCCACACGCCTGGCACACATAGGTGGCCATTTCGGCCCGTTCCGTCTGGTCTGGCACGTCGTCCTTGCTGGGCCACTTGATCTGCGCAAATTTCAGTTCGATAAACTGCCCACAGTGTGGGCATGGCACAAAGTAGTGCTTTTCCGCGTCCGCCTCCTCCTTGGCTTTCCAGATCGGCCCGGTTTTCAGGGTCGGGGTGGAGGCAAGAAAGATTTTTCGGTTGAAATAGGTCTTTGTGCGCTCGATGGCCAGGGATACGGGGTCGGCCTCTTTCTTTGTCGCCCCAGGGAATTTGTCCACTTCATCCAGGAATAGGTTTCGTATGTTCGTGGAGGAAAGGTCCGCCGCGCTGTTCGCTCCGGTCAGGTAAACGGTCATTCCCTGGAATTTCAATTCCAGGCGCTTGCTCTCATGCTCCCGGTACTTCTCCGCCAGGGCCTTACACTGGCGGATCATCGGCTCCAGTTTCGCCTCCACCGTGCGCTCCGCCAGGGCGTCCGAAGGATATACCACCATCGTGGGTGCCGGCTCCTGGTCGATCAGGCTCCCCAGTGCGTTCTCCATGGCGGAGGTGCCGCCCACCTGGGTGGGCTTGACAAAGATAATCTTTTCCGTTGTGTCGTCGGAAAAGGCGTCCATGATCTCCACCAGGTACGGGGTGACGCTGTTCCGCCACGGCCCCGGTATAGCGTTCCCGCTTGGCAGGACCCGGTTCCGCTCCGCCCACACGGACACGCTCACCCGCTCCCTGGGCCGCAGTATCTCAATGGCCGGCACCATCCACCTGGGCACCTTGTACGGCTTTACTCGGTACTTTCTCACGGCTCCGCCCCCGGTGTGTCCTCCACCTGCATGGCGTCCACATAGGCCGTCAGCATGGTTTCCAGTTCCTTGCGGATGGCCTTTTGTGCGTTGCGGATTGTGATGGCGTCCGCATACCCGGACATGGCTCCGGCCATGCGGGCCGGGATCGTCATGGCGAACTTTTGAAAGGCGGTCATAAACTCCGCCAGTTCCTCGGTGGCCTGTTCCGCCGGCAGGTATTTCCCCTCCGCTATGGCGGTTTTCAGGCGGTGGAGGCTGCCCTGGCTCTCTTTCAGGGCCACTTCCGCCTCCAGTTTTTTCAGGTTCAATTCTGCCAGGCGGCCGCCCTCTCCGATCTCCTGGGCCTTTCGCTCCACATGGTCGATATACCGCTGGATCGTGTCACAGGTCCGGTACTTCCTGGCCCCGCCGCCGGGCGGGACCTCGGTTTTCAGGATCCCATCCTGGGTCAACTGCTGGATCCGCCGGGTGGTTTTCCCCAGCAGTTGGGCGATGGCGGTGGAATTGGCCCACTCTGGCACCGTTCCGGTCAGCACCGCCGGCGTCGTGGACTTCTTTGGCGTTGTCTTTTTTGTCGTCCCCGCCACCTGCAGCACCCCCTTTTTTTCCGCCGGCCGGATGGCCCCGCCGGTTTCGCTTTCCGCCTGGTGGTGGATTTCGCTTTTTTGACCTCGTTTCTTTTGGATTTTTTGGGGCCTCACCCCCTTTAGGGGGTGGATGGCTCCCGGCGCCCTGGTCCCGCTCCGTCAATGCGTAACGTAACAGCCCATTTTTCAGGGATTTTCCTGGAGAAAAATGCCGGGCCTTCCGCGCCCCGCACGGTCGTACCCCCTGGGAAGGACCCAAATGGGGGGCGCCCTCTCATTTTTCGGAGAGGGGAGGCCATGGGCGCCCATGGTATGACGCCCATGGCCATGTGATTGCCGGGCTGCGTCCGCCCTGGTACTGCGGACGCTGCGGGGTGAAAGGAGGAAAGCCCCCGCGCCTACGCTCCGCCCGGCTCAGGTATGGAAAGGGGAGGGCCGCCAGGCGTTTCCCTGGTGGCCCTCCCGATTTCCATGCTATCAATATAGCACAGTAAAAAGTCCGATGACGTCCGATCTTTTATCCGCGCTTGTTTTTCTCTTTGCCGGCCATGTATTCCCCCACCAGTTTCCCCGTGCGCTTACAGGCCAGCAGGGTGTCCAGGGCGGCGTTGTAGTAGTCAAATACGCGGGACCGGCTCATGTGTACGGCCTGGGCGATCTTCTCCCAGGGCTTGCAGTCGATGTGCCGCATTTCCACCACGGTGCGCTCCATGGAGTTTTGGGGGAGTATGTCGATCATGTCCATTACGTGCAGGACCGCTTTGGCCATAGCCTCCCGCTGCTGGCCGATCCGGTCCTCCACCTCCGCGATCCGGTACACAAGGGACACCGCCCCGCCCTCTCTGGCCTGCCTCTTGGAGGTCGGCATGGTCCTGTATGCGGATCCCACGCCAGGGTCCCGAAGGTCGGCGGAAAGGGTGCGGTGGCGCTCCTCCAGTATCTGCTTTTTGGCTTTGGCGTCATGGTACTGCTGCAGGTACTCTTTGACGGCCTCCCGCTCCGGGTTCGTGCCCCTTGTTGTTCTCATTGTTACACCTCGGTTATGTCAATTCCAAAACGGTCCTTTAGCATTTTCTTTTTCATGGCATATTCCCGGGTGCGTGTCGGCCGGCTTTTTACGTCCTCCACCACCTGCCGCCCCTGGGTGCCCTCGTAGTATGTAAAATCGGCCCTGTACCGGATGGCCCGGACCCTGCGGCCCTCCGCGTCCGTGTATGCCTCCTGGAGGGTGAAGTCAACCTGCAGGCGTAGGTCCCGGATTTCCCCGCGCCGCTCCCGCTCGATCAGGAAGTCATACCGACGGGCCTCTTTCTGGCTGTCGAACCGGAGGACAGCCCCGGAGGCCGTCACCCGTGTGGCGGGGGTGTTCCGGTACTTGTTCACCTTCTCGGGATCCTGCACGGCGGCGGCGGAGGGCACAAGCCCCCGCCGCGCCTGCTGTTCCATGTACTTTTTCACGGCCTGGGCCTGGTATTTCGGCGGAAGGTCGGAAATGTTGATGGCCATTTATGCGCCCTCACCATTCTCTCGGACTTGTTTCACCCCTCCGCGCCTCGCGGCCCGGTCGCGCTCATTTTTCAGCGCCTCGACGGTCAGGGTGTAGAAGGGCCGCAGGCGCCGCCACTCGGCCGCCGGCATTTCATACTGCTGTTTTGCCATAAGCGCCTCCCATAGTTGGATCGCTTTGTCTATGGCCTCTTTCTGTGCCCGCTGCCTCCGCCTTTCCCGGTACGCTTTTACGGCCCCAGCCACCAGCGCGATCCCCAGGATCGCGGTTGCCGTTTCGCCTCGTGTCAGCCCGAAAAGCGTGGCCGCCACCAGATACCCGTACCACACCACACCCGTGGCAAAAAGCACCGCCACCAGGGTGGCCATGCACAGGCACACCGCCCGCAGGTATTCTTTCATGCCTTATTCCTCCGTTTCTGGTATCTCAATGTACTGCCATGACATGGGCGGGTGTTTCAGCCCAAACTCCGCCAGCGGTCTGGGTTCATCGAATTTTACCGGGTTTTCCACGATCCAGGCGCACACGCTTTTCCCCGGTCCTCCGGCGTAGTCTACCAGATCTCCCATTGGTATGCAGGCCCTCCTTTGCAGTCCGGCCAGCAGGTTGGTTTTTACGTATCCCGGACAACGGAATTTCCCCTGCACCCCTCCGGTCCCGCTTACATACACCAGTACCAGCACGGGCCACGGCTCCGGCTCTCCCGCTCCGCCCTGCGGTGCCGTCTTTCTGATCTCTATGTCCTTTTCTCCGGTCAGGATCTTCTCCCACCATTCCGGTTTCAGGCTCAAAAGCACGGCTTTCATTTTTCCTGCCCTCCCGGCACCGCGATAAAGCGGCATTTATCCGTGGCGAACTCCGCCACATAGTTCAGGGCCAGCGCGGCCAGGGAAATGTCCGCCATGAGATCGTCCGCGTCCTCTTTACCTCTCCCGTCCCTGTTTTGTGCCAGCAGGTTGCGGGCCAGCACTTTTCCCAGGTCGGTCAAATTTCTGGCCGCTTCTTGCCACCGCTCTTTCGGCAGGGATTGTCCGATTTCCACGTTGATGATCTTTCCCATGGCTCACACCTCCCAGGGGGACGCGGAGGGCGGGAGGTCCGGGAAGTAGGCCCGCAGGTTGTCCTTGTAGAAAACCGGGATTTCATTTTCCGCGCAAAACTCGGTGATCTGGTCCACCCACTCCCGGCGCGGCGTTACCTTGTCCGGCCGACTCCCGGTTTCGGCCCCCAGGATCACCCACTGGGGCAGGCCCTCCGCCGCGCTCATGTCCACCGGCTCCAGCAGCGGCTCCATGCTCCAGAATGTGTTGATATTTGCCCACGGCATGGGATACATGGCCGCCGCGTCCTCATTGGCCACCGTGGACCCGTACCAGAAATTTTCCGCATGGGGGAGGAGGGCCACCTGGTCCAGTTCCAGGTATCGAGCGGGGTTTTTCGTCAAAAACAGGTATCTGTGCTGGGGCGCTCTCTGGCAGGCGTCCAGCACGTCCCGGATCCATGCCGTCGGCACCCAGCGGCCGAACAGATCCGCCATGCTGCACACAAACACGGTCCGGCCCTCTTTCTTCCGCTCCGGCTGGTCCAGCCGGTAGCGGTGCAGGGTCGGCTCGAACCCATAAGGGTGCGGCGTCCCCTTGATCCTCTCCTCCAGGACGTGGAGGCCGCCCACGGCGGCGTGGTCCTCCAGGCCGGCGTCAAAGCGGTGCGCGGTTCGCCTGGCGTAGCAGTAGGGGCACCCATGGCGGCACCCGGTTACGGGGTTCCAGGACATTTCCGCCCAGTCAATTTTTGTTTCGTTCATAGCCTTTTCCTCCGTTCAGTTTCATCATTTTTTCCCGGACCAGTTTATCAACGACGTGGCCCGGCTCCCGGTATCCGCACATGGCGGCCAGGGCGTTCAGGTGGTAGGCCGTTTGTGCTGTCACCAGAATGGAGATCCGGCGCAGGTTCTTTTTGTCCCTCATGGCTCCGCCTCACTTCCCGCTCCGGTCCAGCCCGATCTCCTCCATGTTCATGTGCCCGCTTTTTCCTGCGGCAGTCTGGATCCCGCGCTGCACGGAAAGCAGGATCACGCCGGTTGCCGCGTCCGGCGGCACGTTCCGGTTGGCGGTCATAACCCGCCACGCGGAGGCCGCCACCGCCTCGATGGCCGCCAGTTGGTCGTGCCCCGTTCCTCTGGTGGTCACTTCCAGGCCGCCGCCTCTCTTTGTCACGCTCAAAATAACCTGGTCATTCATCGTCTGGATCCTCCTTCCACTCATTCACGATACAGCCCCGGCAGTTATAGTCCGGGCAGTAGGTGCAAATGTCCACCCCGTCCTTTGCTGCGGCCCGGATCATGGCCTCCAGGTTTGGTATGTTGATCTGCCGGTTAGGGTGGATCAGTTCCACCACCCGGCAGAGGTAGGCGGCCGCGTCCCAGTCCCCGTACACCTCCGCCGGCCCGCTCGGTTCCATCTTCTCCGGGTCCATTGGCCAGATTGCCACCGATCCGCCGGCGGGGTCCGCGTCCCACCTGGCCGTCGATTGCTCCGTGATGTTCCCATCCTTGTCCTGGCAGATCCGCCCCATTTTGGCGGTGCCCACTCCGATCCCGATTACACCCACGTTTTTCTCCTCCTTTCCGGCGGCTATACCGCCACCGCCTTTTCCAGTTCCTCCATGGTGCTGATCTCCGCGCCGCACCACTCCGGCAGGTTAGCCCGCACCAGGGCCGTGGCGAATGGAGGCGGAACCGCGTTCCCACACCTGGCCACCTGCTTGGTCTTTGGGTACTCTTTTCCGGTATAGTCCCGCTCGATCCTGTAGTCCTCCGGGAACCCGTTGGCCATATACAATTCCCTGGGTGTCAGCATACGCAGGCCAATGTCTGCCAGGAAATAGGCCGCGCCGTCGATTTCAAACAGGATCACGTCCTCCGGCCCCAGGTTATACCCGCAGTAGTTGTTCAGCAGGTCCCGGATCTCCGGCCAGTGTCCCAGTTCCGCTCCCGGCTCCGCCCTGGCCACCACGGTGGTGACGACGCCGAAGTGGCCGCCGCCGGCCGTGATGGTCTGCACCGGCTCCGACATGGGGCCGCCCAGGTTTGTCCCCTTCATTTTGACCATGTGTGTGGCCACAAGGCCCTGGTGGTCGTTCCCCAATGTCGTGGCCGCAGGCTCTCCGGCCCTTGTCCCAATGCTGGCGCCGTGGTACTCCGTTATGTGCGCCGCCAGGACGGCCTCCCGGTCTTTCGCCGTCACCGTATGGAGCGGATCCCCAATTCCTTGGCCGTGTTGGTCGCTCCCGTAGTATTTGACCAGGCTGGCCGCCGCCAGTCCGTAGCGGTTGGAGGCGTCAATGGTCATAAGCGGGTCCGCCACGCCCTGGCCCCGTACCCTCTCCGTCTGCTCCGTGTGGTACTGGATCAGCGCCGGCGCCACCACGCACTCCTCCGCCTTGGAAACCTGTGTGTGTGTCGGCTCCGTGATTTTCCGCCCCCGCTCACCGCCGCCGGTTTGCCCTATGGCCGCCAGCGTCGGGGTGATCACCATTTGATGGCCGCCCGCTCCGCTGCTTGTGATCGTGTTCACCGGCTCCGTGATCCCTGTCCCGGTCGCGTTCTCGTTGTTGTGCATGGTCAGCGGCGCCATGACTGGGGAGGCGACGCCATACCCGTGCTTTGCCGTCACCGTCTGGAGCGGCGCGGCGGCGTCCTGCCCCCGGAAGTCACCCGCGTGGTTTACCACCACCAGGAACGGCTCCGGGTTCTTTATGGCGAACTTGTCCACGCCCCTGATCACCCGCCGCATGGTGTTGGGCCGTAGTGGCCGCTGGGCGGAAAGGCCGTATTTCTCCCGGATCTGCTCCCGCGTGTCAAAGATGGAAGGGCAGGGGAGGGTCCAGTCTATGATTTCGGCCGCGCTCCTCCACGGCTTTTTCCGCCCCTCCAGCACCTCCCGGCTGCCCGCCGGTGCGTGTGTCGGCTCCGGCCACACAATGGGCGCGCCGTCACACCTTGCCACCAGGAAAAACCGTTTCCTGGTCGTTGGCGCCCCGTAGTCCGCCGCCACCATTTCCCGCCATTCCACGGCATACCCCAGGGCCTCCAGTTGTGAAAGCCATTTGCGGAAGGTCTGTCCGGCCTTGGATTTCACCGGGTGGCCTTTCCGTACAGGCCCCCAGGTCTGGAACTCCTCCACGTTCTCCAGGATGATCGCCCTGGGCCGCACGGTTCCGGCCCATCGAAGGACGATCCAGGCCAGGCCCCGTATGTTCTTGTCCACCGGCTTTCCGCCCTTTGCTTTTGAAAAATGCTTGCAATCGGGGGAGAACCACGCCAGCCCCACCGGGCGCCCCTTTGACACCTCGCGCGGGTCCACGTCCCACACGCTTGCCTGGTAATGCTCCGTAAACGGGTGGTTCGTCTTGTGCATGAGTATGGCGTCCGGGTCGTGGTTGATGGCTATGGTCACAGGCCGCCCCGTCGCCAGTTCGATCCCCGTAGACGCCCCGCCGCCGCCGGCGAAGTTGTCCACGATGATCTCCTCCAGGAGGTTGATCTGCGCCCCGCTCATTCCCTCGCCGCCTCTCTTAATGCGTTCACATACTTTTCCGCGTTTTCCTTTGCCCTGCAGTACGGGCAATTCGCGCCCCATTCTCTGCGGAAAACTCCCCCACATTTTCCACACACCAGGGTGTCGTCCACTTCTCTGGCCAATCGTTCCATGAACCCCCGCAGTTCCACGGCCCACGTTATGTATAACTCTCTGGCGTAAATGTTGGCGGCCAGTTCATCCGCCATTTCCATGGCCTCCCGTCGCGGAACCAGGATCGCGTGGTTTTCCCGCGTCCGTTTTCCCGGTTCCGCCCATCCGGCCCGTTTGGCGTCCATGTACTTCCACTCTTTTGCGCGGGCCTCTCTGTATGCCTCCACAAAGTTTTTCACCGCAGTTTCCCTCCCATCATATCCAGGTACAGGGCGCAGTCCTTCCCGATCCTCTGGCAGTACGCCCATTCCACCATGGCGCCCCGGCTCTCGCGGTAGTCCGGCAGGAACACGGCCAGATCCGCCGCGTCCACCATGGCCATGCAGATCCGCATATAGTCCACATCGTCCAGGCCGTCCGGCAGCGTGGCCGGGTTCAGGACCACGTGGCCCGCCTCCTCCAGGGCCTTGGCGGCCTCCCGGAACTTTGCCCGATACCGCCGATCCCCGGTGATCTTTCCGGCTATGTAAACTTTCATCGGCTTGCCTCCTATTCGTTGAAAACCTCGAAATATTCCTGGTATGGGTAGCCCGTCATTTCGTGCCACCCGGCCCTGCAGGTCGCCCCGTCGTCGAACTTATACAGCACCGCGCCCTTTCGCGCTTTCGGCTCCTTCCTCCAGGAGGAGGAGGAAACCACCTTGTAGGTGATCACCGGCTTGTCCATGTTTTGGGTCTTGCTGTACCGCTTTCCCCGTTTCCCGATCTCCCGGTACTTCTCCATGGTGGACCGGCTTTCCTTCATCAGGTAGGCCGCCAGTTTCGCATGGTTCCCCCGGCGGTCCAGGGGCTTGAAACTGATACCCCCGCCGCCCCTGGGGACGTTCTCCCATGCCTCGGTGATGATCTCCGGGTCCATGCGGCTGATCACCACGTGTATGTGCGGGTTGGTCATGCGCTTGGTTTCGATCACCACCACCGCCCTGTACTGGATCCCGCGCTTTCGGCAGGCTTTCCGAAGGTTGGCCAGGAAAGCGGCCTTGTGGGCCAGGATCTCCTCAAAGGTCGTGTCCTTGTCGTAGTAGTGGAGGACGGCGTGGAGGTCCCGGTGGTCAAAGTTGGCGTTCAGGTCCCAGCGCAGGTGTTCTTCTGCCACCCGCTCGTTGATCCGGGCTTGCTTTTCCGTGGTGGTCCCCTTGTTTGGGCCGCGCTTGACCCCCTTGGTGTGGACCCGGAAGGATTGCATTTTCCTGTGTTCGACGGTCCGGCCAGCCTGCACCATCCTGTGTACGTATGGCATGGTGCCCCCTCCTTTGTGGGTGCTGGTCACTTTACTAATGCCTCTTACCGGCGCTTACGGGGCCACGGCCCCGTCAAAAATTTTCCGTTGCGAACCGCCCGGAGAACTGATATAATATAGGTATCCGGGACGGTTTCACCGTCGCTTATATCGCCACCTGCGCCGTGTTGTCAGCACCAGGCGCAGGTGGCTTTCTTTATGCCAGGTATTCGCGGGCCATTTCCAGCAGTTCCGCCGCGTGTTCCTGGTCGATGATCTTTACCTTCCCCGGGCGCTTGGTGTCCTCCTCCATGGCCCAGGTCGCTTTCTTTGCCAGCATTCCCCACTTTTCGCCCCTGGCGGCCATTTCCTCGCTGTAATGTCCCCGGTCTTTTTTCCAGGCCATGAACTCCAGAAATTCCTCCGCAGTCATGCTCACGGTCACGTCCATGCCTTTTCCACCTCCAGCCCCAGCCACCAGGCCGGGTTGTTCCGCTCCGCCTCATGCGGGCAGGCGTCGCAGTTTTCCTCCTTGCACTTGTCGCAGAACTCCCGGTGAAAGGCGTCGTCCCACGGACCTTCCAGGCAGGGAAGGGAACCCAGGAAAGCGCCCAGGACGGCAGGGGAGGCGGTGATCTTCTCGAACTCCGTCACGGTCAACCCTCCCTCTTGTGCAGGTCCACACTCTCCAGGGCCTCCCACACGGTCCGCTCCCACTCCCACGCCCAGGTGGTTTTTCGGATCGCCTCCAGCATGACGGTTTCCCCGTCGTGGCTCCAGGTCAGCGCACGGCCGCCGGAAATTGCGGCCGATCCCATTTCCGCCGTGGCCCGCTCGATGATGGCCAGGGCCGTGGGATCCACGCCATACGCCTGGCGGCCGCTCACTTCCTGGAATAACTGATACCCCCGGAAGGTGACAGGGACATAGGAGGCCATGCCGGCCACCTCTCCGCCCATCCGCCCGTCCACGTCGTCGCTCACGATCCCGGCCATGATGGCCTGGGGCTGGTTGTCCTTCTCAATGGCCACGGCCTCGCCGTCGTCCGGGATCATTCCCATGTGTTCCACGATGGTGGCCAGCGCCTTGCGGGGCAGTTTCGGCCACAGGCACCGCACGAACCAGCCTTCCGTGTAGATCGTGACCTCTCCGCCCTGGTTCAGGACGGTATATCCGCCGTGTCGGTATGCGATTTTGATGGCCTTTACCAGGCCCTTTTCCTCGATGATCACCAGCCTGTCCTCCTTTATTAAATATGTAGGGGCATTTTGGCCACCGGCTCCGAAGGATCGGCGGCCCACACCCTTGCGTCCAGGATCGTCACCCAGTCGCACCGCCACACCTCCGCCGCGTTCAGGATCGCGGCCAGGTTAGAGGCGTGGGGCACCACCACGGACCCGTGGGCCGGATGTTCCACCCGGGCGCGCCCCGGGGCCTGCCAGCGGTGGAACCGCGCCCGTGCCTGGGCGTCCCTCCGTATCTGCTCCCGGCTCCCGTCGTTGAAATTAAAGGGTTTCACGCCAGGACCGCCTCCCAGCGGTCCATGGCCTCCATAACCTTGGCGCTGTACTCGGTGGAGGTGATACCGGCGGCCCATGCCTGGGCGGCCCCGCCCGGTCCCATGTTGTAGGCCATGAGGGCCTTTTCCGGCTCCCCATAGTTGGCCATGTGGGTCCCCAGCAGGTAGGCCCCGCAGATGATGTTACCGGCCGGCGTGGTCGGGTCCCCCCCGGTTTCTGCCTCCAGGTTGATCCAGTATGTATTCTGCGGTCCCGGGTTTAACTGCATGATCCCCACCTCTCCCACGGCGCCCACGGCGTCCATGTCGAAGTGGCTTTCCACCTCCGCCACGGCCAGGGCCAGGGTGTAGGGGCACCCGTATTCCGCGCAGGCGGTCCGCATAACGTCCTGGAGGTCGTAGGAAAGCGGGATCTCCTCGGAGAAATACCCCTGTTCCAGCAGGGCGGCCTCGATCTTCTCCGCCTCCAGCGGATCCTCCCCCAGGACGGCCGCCGGCGTGGTAATTGGCGTGACGGCCACGGGATCCGGCAGGATCGTTTCCGGTTCGTCAGCACCTACGGCCGCGCAGGCCGTAGCGACGGCCCACACCACAGCCAGGACCAGGGCGGCCATGCAGGCCAGGGCGGTGATCCGGCGGCGCCGGACGATACGCCGGCGGCGCTCATTCCGGCGGCGGCTGGCCTCCCGGCGCTCCGCCTCCGCTTGCTCCTGTGCCCGCACTCTCTCCTGTTCCTGCTGCTCCCGGGCGGCGGCCCGCGCCCGTCGTCTGGCCGCCTCCGCCATTTGATCCTCCCGGCGGTGCCGGACCTCCATGGCGCCGATCCGGCGTTTCAGGTCGTCCACGTCTGCCGCCACACCCTGGTACTGCTCCATGGCCCGGCGGTACTCTTTTGCTTTTCGTTGGCTCATTTCCTGGACCCTCCCGTGAAAAATACTCGCTTGACCTCATAGGGGAGGCCATAGCGCCGGCGGCCGCACTTGTCGCAGGTGATCTTCTCGGACCGTCCGGGCAGTTGCTTGACCTCCCGATCCTTCCGGGCGGCGGTTTCCACCGCGCAGGGCTTGCAAAGAACCTTTTTCATTCCTCCTCCGCCTCCCGTTCATCCACCCAGGCCGCGCACATATCCGCCTGGTGGAGGCGCCACACCCACGGGGTGGCCTCCATGGCCGCCGAAAGGGCGCGGCCGTCACCTTTCACCGCGTTGTCATAGGCCCCCATGTGCCACCGGATGGCCAGCGCCTCCTCCGGCTCCAGGTCCATGTGCCGCTGGATCAGGTACAGACTTTTCTCACCGTGGCCCAGGGGGATGGGGTCCCGGAACGCATACGTTTGGTAGTCCTCCCAGTATCCGGTTTCCGGGTTCTTCCGCCGGCGGGTTTCGGTGTGGTAGCAGTTCACCTTGCACACGTCGTGAGCAGGGCCAGGACGGCCACCGTTTCCTCCACGTCCTCCGCCAGCAGGTCGGAGGTGGTGGTCCCATAGGTTTCCACGCACACGATGGCCCGCAGGCGGTGGTACACGTTCAGGGAATGGTCCAGCAGGCCGCCAGGGTGCGCCCCGTGGTGCCTTGTGGAGGCGGGGGCCTCGAAAAAGTCCGTTTCCCGCTCCAGCCACGCCAGGAGGGCGTCCGCATAGTCCCGCTGTACCCGCTCGGTCCAGATCTTCAAAAACTCCGCTTTTCTGTCCATGGTCTATACCTCCACACCTTGAAAGGTTTCTTTGATGGTTTTCCCGCGCACCTCGAAAGCCACGATATGGAACCGCCCCCGGGGGTGGATATAGTCCACACGGCCCCGCATGGGCCGCCGGATGGCCTTTCCGCGCGCCTCCTCGAATATGGTTTCCGGCGTCCGCACCACTTCCTGGCCGATCTCCAGCCGGGCCGGGCGCCGCCTCCGTTCGTTCATTGGTTCCTCCTATTCCGCCGGCGGAACCTCGTTCCCCCATGCGTCCCACCCCGGGGCGCGGTCCCGGGCGAACAGTTCCAGCCGGGGAACGTCCCCCAGCAGTTCCACGATCCGCCGGCGCGTTTCGTCTGGTTTCTTGCTGTGCCCCTCAAAAGGGGCCTCGATCACCTGGTGGACCCGGTGGCTGTGGACCTGCTCCCGGGCCTTGAACCCCGGGGACACCCCCAGCAGGCAAACCTCCGCGTTTGCCCTGGTATAGGCGCCCATGCCCCAAAAGTTCCCGCCGTTCTTCCGGTTCTTTTTGATCCACACGAAAGCGGCGGTTTTGTAGGTGAACCCCCACGCCTCCAGGACTTTGATCGCCTCCGCGATGTTTGGGAAAGTTGCCCACATGAAACAGGCGGCCCCCCCCCCCGCAGATTTTCTTCACTGGCAATTTGCATATATCCTCGGTTGTCATGGTCTGGTAGTGCTTGGCGGCGTTTCCCCGGCTCTTGGCCGTGGTCCCGTGCTGCCGGTACTCCCATGGGGGATCTGCATAAATCACCTGGTATTCCTTATCAGGTAGCGGGAGAAAGTCCGCCATTGTCGGCACCCCTTTCTATCCGCCGGCGCTCCGCCGCCGTAGTGAACTCCTCCACCATGCCCCGCTCCCGGAGGTCCTGCAGGTCCAGGTTGTAGACGTTCCTGCTTACCGTCTTTCCGGTTTCTCCGTCCCGGATCTCGATAGATAGGAGGGGGCGCCCCATGCAGGTGGAGAAAAAGGCGTGGGCCTTGTTCCATTCCGGCGTGATCCAGTCCAGGGCATAGTCCGGGGTGCGCGGATACTTCACAAAGATGGTCCCGCCGCGCATGGGCGGGAGATTTTCCACATATCCCGCCACCAGTGTGTAAAGTTTGGTTTTGTTCGCCGTCAGCCTCAACATTTACAGGACCTCCTCCCGATACCAGGCCAGGATCCGCTTGGCGTACTTCTTCCGGGTTCGCTTTTTCTTTGTGTGCCGGTAGCGATAGGCCAGGGGGCGGTTGTAGACGGAGGCCCACCGCATGGCCTCCTGGAACTCCAGCGCCTCCCGGCAGGCTGCCCACACCCTGGCCAGCGCCTTTCCGGCCTGCTCTATGGTCGTACATATCGCGCCCCATGCCCCCGCCAGTGACTTCATGGCCTCGCTGGCCTGCTCCAGCGTGATGGTCATGGACCCGCCGGAGATCACGGCCGGCGGCACGGCCTCCGTGGGTTCTTCCGCCGCCAGGGAGATCTCCGGGATCTCGCCGTATGCGGTCCCCACCGGCTGGCCGTCCATGTAAACCGTCAGCGGGGCGGTGTCCTTTTATCAGGTCCCACTTGGCCAGCCCTCCCCCCGGTGGTAGCCCATAAGGATCTGGTGTCCCATTTCCCCCAGGGCGTGGCGCATAACCTCCAGTTCCAGCAGGTCGGTGTACTTCATCCCGTACCCCTCCAGCATGGCGGCCAGCCTCTTGGCCTTTTCCGTGGTCTTTCTCACGGCCTCCCGCTCCTTGGCCATGTCCTCCGCGTCGAACCGTGCCCGCAGGTCCTCCAGGTCAACCTCCCCTGCCGCGATCTTCTGGCAGAACTCCACGGCCTCCTCCCAGGTAAATTCCCGGTATCCTGCCGTGCTGATCTCTCTCCCGGTCCCTCTTGTGTCGTAGCAACTTACGGTGTGGCCCCGCTCCGGTGCGTCCCACAGGCGGAAGATCCGAAAAATGATCCCGTCCTGTCGCCCGATCATGGTGCCGCGCCCTTCCCGCCGCCACTTAATTTCCTTTCGTTTCATGGCGTATCCTTTCCGGCGGCTTACTGTTTCGCCGCCTGTTCGCTGGCGGTGGGCTTACGGGCTTTTCTGCCCCGCCGCTCCAGGGACTGCTGCACCTTCCGCTGGGCCAGTTCCGCGCTATACCGCAGGCGCTGATCCGGCAGTCTGGACCCGTCCCGGCCCCGGGAAAGTTCGGTGTAAACCACGTCCAGGGATTTCCCGGTTTCTCCGGCGATCTCTTTCGGGGACAGCCCGCTTTCCCACATTCTCTGAATTTCCATCCGGTCCCCGATGGTTCTAAAAGCATAGTCGGCCATGTCCTCACCTCCAAACGGCCAAAAAAATTAGGTCACACTCGGTCGTTGACCTTGTGTAACCTAATCTTAATGGCTGCCTTTGAAAAAGTCAAGGATAAATTACAAAAAATCCAGAAAAATTTTTGACGTGTGATATACTGGGTCCGCTCCACTACGGTGGAGCGGCCTTTTTCGTCCTCTTTCACCGCCTCCAGGGCGTGAAAAACCACCGGAGGCCAAAACCTGGCCCCGGCCGTCCCGCTCCCGCTGTTCAGATTTTCAGGCGGCCACGTACTCCTCGAACACGGCCCCGGCGGATCTCCACCCCAGGATCCGGCGCGGATAGTTGTTCATCCACTCCGCCGCCTGGGCCACCTCCGCCTCCGTCACCTGGTCGAAGTTGGTCCCCTTTGGGAACCACCGCCGCAGGATCCGGTTCATGTTCTCGTTGCTCCCGCGCTCTTGCGGGGAATAGGGGTGGCAGTAATATATTTTCGTCCTGGGGCGCTTTAGCCTGTATGATCGCTGGAGGCCGTCGCAGTCCATGAACTCGCTGCCGTTGTCCACGGTAATGGTGCGGAACACTTCCCGGAACCGCTTTCCCATTCTCCGCTCCACCCGGTTCAGCGCCCGGACCACGCTCTCCGCCGTGTGATCCGGGACCCGGATCACCAGCCCCCACCGCGTCAGCCGCTCGGTCAGCACCAGCAGGGCCGCCTTTGACCCCACCGGCCCCATAATGCTGTCCATTTCCCAGTGTCCAAACGTATTCCGCGCCCGGACCTCTGGCGGCCTGTCCTCGATGGTGTCCCCGGGGGCCTCTTTGGCCCGCTCCCGCTGTTCGTAGTCCCGCCGCCGCTCCCCTTTATACAGCAGGTGTTCCTCCGTCAGTTCCAGGAACACGTCCCCCCGGTATATGTAGGAATAAAGGGTTGTTTCGCAGATATGGGTTTCAAATTCCAGGCCGGCCGCCTCGATATAGGCCAGCACCGCCCCTGGGGAATAGTGTTCTTCTATGATCTTCCGCTCCACGAAGTTTGCAAAAGCATGATCCCGGCCCAGTTTTATTTCCGGCCCCTTGGCCCTCAAATGCTCCTGGTACTTCCGTTCCGCCACCTCCGCGCAGTATTCCTCCTGGAATATGTATCCCTCTTTCTGCTGGAGGCACAAGCCCCGCTTGATCTCGTTGTATATGGTCTTAACACACACGCCCAGCATTTTGGCGATCTCCGCCGGTTTCCCGCCGGTTTTCAGCGCCCCCTCGATTTTTAGGCGGTCCTCCCATTTCAAGTGATGATAGCCCTTGTAATTCATGGTATCCCCCTTTGAATGAAAAAGGCCGGCGTGGTATTCTCCACGCCGGTCTTTACCTCTCTTTACCTAAAAGCCACAACACTGGAACGTCCAGGACCTCGGCTATTGTCACCACCTCATAATCCGTGACCAGCCGATCCCCCATTTCCATTCTGCTGATTATATCCCGCTCGGCCGGGACGCCCTGCAGTTGGAGGAGGCGGGCCAGGTCCGTTTGTGATAGCCGTTTCTCCAGGCGGGCCATGCGTATGCGGTCCCCGCAGATATTCTTTTTCCCGTGAAATAGAAATTTCTTCACCGCCACGCCTCCCGGTGTTGGAATAATCTGATTTTTTCTTAACTTTAACACGGTTCCCATCGAAAACCCGCGCTAATAGTCTGAAAACGGAAAAAATGATTATTCCGGCGGGGCGGTTCGGCCCCTACACCGGCGCGTGTGGTGCCCTTATTCTTTCCCCAGGATTTCGTCCGCCAGGCGGTCCATGGCCAATTCCATGAACTCGTTTAGGCTATACCCAGCGGCGGCGGCGGCCGCTTTGTACCGATCTTTTTTCCCTCGCTTAACATACGGAGAAAGACGATCATAGTTTTTTTCGTTGAAAGCCCGCTTGTAGTCCGTGGCGCTCATTCCGCCCTCTTTTTTAGGTCTGCCCATTCTTATCACCTCACCCTCATAATACCACGGTTTTTCATTATTATCTACTGTTAGATTTATATAAATATCTCACGTTAGATTTGTTTATTCTGCCGCTTGTTTTTATCTCCTGTTAGATGTATAATCTAATCAGTTCAAGAGGAAAGGGGGTGGTTCAAATGGGCAAGAAAAAACGCCGCAGGCGAAAGCCTACGGCGCAGCCCTCCAGAAAGGTTGACTTCCTGGCCGACATTCTGGCGGGCACGATCTCCGGCCTGATAACAGCGGCAATCCTCAAATTGCTGGACTGGTAAAGGCCATGGGTGCGGAGGCCCGAACCTCCGCACCCCAAATATAAACGAAACGCAGTTCTTTGTCAATAGGAGGGCAAGCGATGAAATTTCTAATTTCTCTTGTGATATTTGTGGCGGTGTTCGTTCCGCTCCGGCGGTTGTTCCGCAGAATTTTGAAGGGTGGTAAAGATCATGTTGATTAAGCAAAACGGGAAGTACGGGGCCATGGTTGGCAATATCCGGGTTTTCACCATGGAGCGGGCCGTGGAAGTCTATAAGATGTTCGCCGCCCTCTGTTACGCGGATCTCACCATGGAGGCCAGCGTGGTCCTCTCCGATGTGGGGGATGATATGCACCGCCTGGGTTTCACCTGGGCCGAAATTGAAGATATGGAACTGGAGGCAATCGCCTGATCTTCGGATCAGGCGTCCCCGGTAGAAAGGCAGGATATTATGAGATACAACGCACAGCAACGGGCCTATTCCCAGGCCCTGCGTTCCAGCGAAATGGCGGAGGCAAGGGCCGCCGCCCACGAAAGGGCTTTTCTGGAGGCCCGGGGCGCCACGGACCGGCGCGGCCTCCCCGCCCGCCGGCTCTGGCAGGTGGAGGACAACGCCGCTTTTGACGCCCTGGAGGCCGAATATCAGGCGGATCCCGTGGCCGCCGAACTGCAAAGCACTGAAACGGCCGCCAGGGCGGCGCTGATAAAGGCGGAAAAGGCTCTGGTGGCCTGGGCGCTTTCCATTGTCCCCGCCGGCGTCCGGGTCACCCTGGCCCCCGCCGCAGAAACGAACCGCGCTACCAGGAAAAAGATCATTGACCTGGCCATGCGTCTGGACGCCTCCACCGTGTCCCGCCGCGTCGTATAAAATGCCTCCGGCGCCGTGCAAATTGCCCATTTTCTTGACATTTCATTGGTCGGTTCTTAAAATAAAACTGCAGTCACCGTGTAATGGTGGCGGAAAGGATACGGAGATCAATGGGGTATTCAAAAACAGAAATCGCGCAGTTTGTTAATAAAAACTGTGTTCGTTCAAGTTGCCTATTCTGCAAAACCGCAGATATACACGGAGGTTATGAACATTGTCCCTTTTTTAACTTGAAACAGTTGGCTTTTGATCGAAAAGTCCTTCCGTCGGATGTGCCCGATAATCTGGAGTCTAAATAACGAACCCCCGGCACCTCGTAGGTGCCGGGGGTTTCTTTACTCTGTATCCGTCTTTCCCCAGTTGGTGATCTGCTCCAGGGCCTCCCGCAGTTTGTCAAACCCGAACATGGCCGCATATGACACGAACAGGCCCAGGGCCACCGCGCCGGCCACCATGTACCAGGTGACAGCCCAGCCCATGATCTGGCAGGCCGCAAAGAATGACACAAGCGTGACGGTCATGGCCACCACCACCGCCAGGACGTTGGTGGGGATCTTGTCCCATGTGATTTTTTTCAGCACCTGGGTGATGATGTTGGTGATCACGGTCAGGATCAGGGCCGCCAGCAGGATGGCGGACACCGCCAGGGGAATGTACTGCATAATGGTTTCCATGTGTATGTCCTCCTCTGATTATTTCACAGCCCCGCCCAGCGCCTGCAGCAGCAGGTCCAGGCTGGGGAATGTGCCATAGTTGGCCAGCCAGTATTCCGGCGTATTGATCACGCCGGCGGCTAGCAGCGCGGCCACGCCCTCCTGGGGCGTATCCGTCCGCACCCCGGCCTTTGTGATGGTCTGCGCGGCCTTTTTCAGCAGAATGTCCAGGTATTGGACCTTTCCGGCCTCCGCCGCCGCCGCCCAGTAGTCCGGGGAGTTGATCACGCCCAGGGCCTCCAGTTTGTCGGCCGCCGCCTGGGGTGTATCCTGGAGCATAAGCACCTGGCCCACGCGGATCAGGTTCTTGTTTTTGATGGCGTTGATCTCCGCCAGGGCGTCCACGGTGGTGCCGTATGTATTGGCGATCTTGGAAAGGGTGTCCCCGGCTTTCACGGTGTAGATGGTCGGCCCGCCGGCCTCGCTGGTCCCTCCGCCGGTTTCCGTCGCCTTGCTGGCATAGTCCGGGGTGCCGAACCCGCGAATATATTTCCCGTTCACCTTCATGGTGCGGTATCCCACGGCGTTGGACTTGTTCCCCTCGATCACGGTGAAGGTGTTCCCGGACACCTTGGTGACGATCCCCACGTGGTCGGCGGAGGCGGTCAGGTCCGTGTTGGCGTAGTTGGCGCCGTCGTCCCAGTTATAAAAAATGTAGTCGCCCATTTTCGGGGTGTATGCGTCGTTTTCCTTCCACGCGCCCAGTTTCTTGAACAGTTCAATATGCTTTTCGCACCCGCACTCCGTTGGGATAATGTCGGTCAGGCCCGCCTTGATGGCTACGGCGGAGGCGTAGGTGCTGCACCATGCGTCCGTGTACTTCACTTTATAGCCCCGGGCCAGGGGCTTGTGGGCGTTGTAAACGTCAATGATCTTTTTGTGGCTCCCGTCGCTTTCCTTGCACCCCAGCCAGGCCACGGCGGTGTCCACGATCTTCTGTCGCAGTTGGTTCTCTGTCATTGGTAAAACCTCCTCATTTAATGCCCGCGTCCGGCGGTTCCTCCCGCTCCGTGGGTGGTTCCACCGGGGCGGCCGTTTGGCCGCTCCCGTTCGTTCTTGCGGCCGCCTGTTTTTCCTTTGTGGTCTTGATCCATCCCATGACCCCGTTTTCAAAACCGCACACGCCGAACACGCAGGCGGTCAGGGTGGCCGGCTCGTTCCCAGTGTGCCAGAACACGGCCAGGTCCGCCGCTGTATAGGCCACCAGGATCACGCCCTCCAGGATCAGCACCTTGTCCATGGTCCCCATTTTCTTCTTTGCGGCGGTGGCCAGCCGTGTGGCCGCCGCGTGGTTTCCCGCCGCCAGGCGTGTGGCCACCCAGCACAGGGAAAACCCCAGCGCCGCCCCTCCGGCCATGGCGGCCGCCGCGATCAAAAGCGTATTCACTCCCGCGCCTCCCTTACAGAAAATCCGCCGTCGCCATGCACTCCTCATAAATATCCTTGATCCGCCGGGAGGTCAGCACGGTGGTGTTGTTCTCAAAATGCGGGTGGTTCTCACAATATTGCTCATAACTGGTTATGTCCCGCAGGATCTGGTCGAAATGCTCCTTTGTGTGCCGGACCCCGTGGATCGTTTCGTCCCCGAAATGGAGGATCCGGGACCGGCAACTGATCGCGTCCCGTTCCTCCTGGGCCGCTTTCATGGCCACCAGGTCCCGCTCCAGTTGGTCCACCTTGGCGATCACCTCCCCATTGATGGCGCGGCCGATGGCCTTGGCGACGGCGGACCACGGATTGACCTTGATGGGCGCCACCTGGATCAGCGTCATGGCCGCCAGCAGCACCCCGCCGCCGCCCAGCAGGATTTCCTCCAGGCTCATGGTCCCACCCCCTCACCGATGGCCCTGGCGTATTTCTGCCGGACCTCCGCGATCTCCTCCGCGTGGACCACCGCCCCATACTGGGCCAGTTCCATGGCCTGGGCCTGTATGATCACGTTCATGCGGTCAATGACGGCGCACAGGTCTGCGATCATTTTTGTGCTGTCCATGGCCGTCACCTCCTCGCGCCGATCAGATCCGCGATGTGCCGCAGGTCCTCCACCGGGGCCTCGAAAAAGGCATGGCCCCACAGGAAAAAGTCCTCATGCTCCGGGTGCCGGTATTTCTGGCACACGGGATCCTCCCATACCAGATCCCAGCGGTCTTGATAACCTTTGTCCCGCCGCTCCAGTGTGGAGGTGATGGCCATGGTCAGGGCGCCCCGCTCCCGCCCCTGGCCGTCGTCGTCCCTGGCCAGGTGCAGGTGGGCGTTCCGGCTGGTGACGGCGCAGACGGCCGCGCCCTTGTGGATGATCACGCCGTCCACGGCCTCCAGGCGTGTCCCATAGGGGAGATTGACGCGGCCGCCGATCCCCTCCAGCCTCATGCGCTTTTTTACGATGTACGGGATCTTTTCCACGGCTTACACCTCCGCCGCGTCGTCTGCGGCCTCCGTCCATCCATACACGCCCGGCTCCCACACGTTTGCCGCCACGTCACTGATCCAGTGTTTCCCGTTGTGGCTTACCTTGGCCCCCTGGGCATAGGCGTCATGTGCCCCCAGGGGCTGGGACCACTCCGGCCACTCCTCCGCCGGGTCCGAAATGCTCACCCACAGGCTCACCGCCGTGTCCGGCGTCCAGTCGGCTTGACTGGTATGGGCCTGGAGGCATTTATACAGTTTTCCGTCCGTATAGCGCCGGATCTGCCCCGCTGTGTAGTTGACGGGATAGGCCCACGGGGAGAACAAGTCCGCGTGTTCCGCCGCCGTCACGTCGTCAATGTTCCCGGCCTCCGCCATGGTGGTAAATACGATCCCGTTGGTCGTGGCCGTCCGCTCGATCTCCTCCCCAGCGTCCGTCTCCTCCAGGATCACGCTCTCCGCGCCCTCCACGGCCTCCCGGCCCAGGAGGTGGTACACGGTCCCGCCGTAGGCGATCCCCGTGGCCTGGCCCTCCTGGCACAGCACAAAGCACCCGTTTTCCGCCTGCCGCACGTAGGTGGGCGCCTCGGTCATGCCCAGGCTGGTCCCGTCTTTGATGATCTTGAACATGGTTCTGCACCTCCATAAATTGCATAAAATAGCCGGTTCAGCCGAAGGACCCGGCCGTGGTCGTTGTAGTTCTCGAAATAGGCGATCTGGCTGGTCAGCCACTCCCGGACCTGCTGGACGGTCATTTCTCCGGCGTCCACCTTTGCCTTGAACGCCTTTAGTTTCCGCCGCGCCCGTTTCATCCCGTCCCGGTTCCCGTGGGTGATCACCTTCCCGGTGGTCGTCAGGTAGAATTTCACCTTGCAGAACCGGAAGGGCTTGGACAGGGGCACGATCCTGGTTTTGCTCCGGCTCACGGTCAGCCCCATGGCCTCCATGTGCTCGGTCACGGCGTCCCGGATCGCCTCCGCCTGCTCTTTGGTTTCCGCTCCCATGTGGTAGTCGTCCATGTAGTGGGCCGGATCCTCCGCCCGCAGTTGGCAGGCGGTCCAGTTGTCCACGGCGGACGGCAGGGACACCATTTCCATCTGCGACGGCTCCACGCCCAGCGGCATACCCACGCCGCCCGGCACGGAGGCCACCACCATGTCCGCCACGGCCCGGATCTCCAGGTCCAGGATCAGGCGCCGGTGGCGCTCGTAGATCGCGGCGTGTGGTGCGCTCGGGAAGAACTGCTTTAGATCCATAAGGACCATGTAACCCTCCCGGCCGTGTTTCCTGTAATGCTCCCGCAGGATCTTCTTTAGTTCCTTGTGGTGGAAGTGGAGGCCCTTTCCTTGCTGGCTGGCCCCGTTCCGGTATATCATGCCCGGGGTGTATAGCGGCTCCAGGACCTCCTTGGTCAGGGTCTTGTGGATCTGCCGGTCGTTGATGTGTGGGGCGTCTATGGGCCGGATCTTGCCCCGCTCCCGGAGGAGGAAGTGGGCGCCCGGTTTCGGCCGCCACTTCCCGGAAAGGACCTCCCGCCGCCGGCGGGCCGTGCCGGAAAATAGGTGCCGTTCAAAGTTCTGCGTGGACTGTTTCCATCTCACATTGTTGCAGCACTTCTTTCCCCATTTGAACATTTTCCGAAAACTGAACGCCTGTTCAATGCCTCCCAGGGCCTCGCTCCGCCGGCGCCTCCGCGCCTCCCGGGCGGCCCTGCGCCTATGGTATCGCGCCTCCCGGCGCTCCTCGCTGGTCATAATAAGTATTCGCGCCTCCGTGCGGTTGTGGTGTAGGTGTGCGGCTAAACCGCATGACCCCGGCACATGAAACGGGGATAGCACAATACCCCGCCATGCAAGCAGCGTCCGTGCCGTGGCCACAAAGGGCGGTTTCGGGCTTTCCGCCCGGGAAGTATCTCTCCTTTCACAAAGGGTCCGGTTCGTTCCCTACTGCATTTGACCCGTCCCCCTCGCGGGGTTGTGAAATCCGGGCGCCACGCCCCAGGAATTGTTCGCGTTGTTGTTGTTGGCGCTGCCGTTGGTGTTGACAAGGCAGAAATTGTTCGTGTTGCCCGCATTGACGGAACGGCACCAGACATTGGCCGCCGTCAAAGGGTCCGCCGCCCTGCCACTCGGCACGTTATCAGAGATACACCCAAAAATGACCTATTTTCTTTTTCTGTCGCTTTCTATGACCGCCCGGATCAGTTCATTTTCCCGGTCGATCTTTTCCCCCAGGCTCTGCGCCATGTCGTCCAGTTTCTTGGTGGCCTCCGCCGGCGGTATGCTTTTTCCGTCCGGCTTGGTAAAGCACCCCTGCGGGTTCAATGCCAGGATGGTGTAACAGTGTCCCAGGCGCACGTCCAGGGCCATAAGCGCGGCCCGTGCCTCCAGCAGGTGGCCCTTCCGCAGTTCCAGGTTGGGTGCCCCTTTTGGAAAAATGCTGTTTGCCTTTTCCGTGTGGTCGATCACCTCACCGGCCAGCGCCGCCACCGGCTCCGCCAGCAGGCGGGCGTATCTGGCGGAAAGCCGGGTCAAAAATGCCACCGTTTCCGTGTAAATCAAATTGGCCACGTTCACATATTCCGCCTTGCTGGTGGACCGCTTGCTTTTCAGGACAGACACCGCCGCCCCTCCTTTCGGTTGGTGTGTGGTGGGATCCCGCCCACTTCCGTGGGCGGGATTTTCCCCGATTGCTCCGCCGGATTAGGCTGCAAAGCCGGGCGCCACGCCCCAGGAATTGTACGCGGTGTAGCTGCCGGCGCCGCCGTTGGTGTAGACAAGGCAGAAAATGCCCGCGTTGCCCGCATAGACGGAACGGCACCAGACATAGGCCGCCGTGCCGGTGGCGTTGTGCTTATAGTGGATCTTGCTGTTGCCCGCCTGGTAATAGGCGTACTGCTGCTGGTAGTTCTGCTCCGCGCTGTTGGCGTAGGTACGGGCGCCGTGGTACTCGAACTCCGCCAGTTCAAACAGATAATCCGTGGTGCTGGTCACATAACTGGCCGTGTTGTTCCCGCCGCCGGTGTTGTCGCTGTACTTGGTCACGGCTTTCATAACGGCCCGCAGATCGGCCGGCAGGGCCGCCAGCAGGGAGTTGGCCGGCGGGCTGGTGGGTGTTCCGGTGTTGCCCAGCAGGGTCCGGCGGTGGTAACTGTTCGCCCACCCGCCGCTGTTACTGTTGTTCGGGTTCATGTTGAAATACCCGTTGTTGCTCTGGTTGGTCTGATACTGGGCGTCGCAGAGGGCCACCTGGGTGCCGCCGATCTTGCCTATCTTGAAGTGGATCCGGTTGTTGCCCTCCCGGGCGGAATTGTGGTTAAATCCGATGATATAAACATTGATCGAGAGGTTGGAGAAATTGGTGTTCCCCACGTTCCCGTTGATGGTGATGGCCTTGGTGTCGCCCACGTCCCAGTAGTTGTCCCCCTGGCCGGCGTCGGAAACGGCCTTGATTGTGGCCCATGAATTGCTGTTCAGGGTGTTGGAGATCGTGGTCACGGTGATGGCCTGGGTGTCGGTCCTGGTCACGCCGCCCTCGGAATAGGAAACGGTGATCGTGTTGTTTCCCGCCGCCAGGGCGCCGTTGGGGGAGTAGGTGTAGCCGCTCACCGCCGCGCTGCTCCCGTCGTTGTAGTGGGCCGTCACCACCATGCCCGCCGGGTTGAAGGTTTCCCCGGAGAAATAGGCGGTTTTGGTGGGTGGTGTGGTGATCTCAATACTGGCCAGAACCTTGGCCACGGTGATGGCCTGGGTGGTCTGTTTGGTCACGCTGCCCTCCGTGTAGGAAATAGTGATCGTGGTGTTGTTCATGGCCAGGGCGCCGGTGGGGGAGTAGGTGTACCCTGTCACCGCCCGGCTGGTTTCGTCGGTGTAGTAGGCCGTCACCACCATGCCTGCCGGCTGGAAGGTTTCCCCGTACTTGTAGGCCGTCTTACTGGGCGGCGTGGTCACAGCGATATGGTCCAGGGTCCGCACCGCCACCGCCACCGTGGCGGTCTTGGTGACGCCCGCCCGGACGTATGTAATGGTTACGGATTGGGTGCCCGCCGCCATGGTTTCCGGGGAGAAGGTGCAGTCCTCGGTCACGTCTGCGGTGGTGTCGTCGGCAAAGGTGGCCGTCACCACCATGCCCGTCGGGTCGAACGCCTCCCCGATGAAATAGGTGGTCTTGGTGGGTTGGGTGGTCACGGCGATCCCGCTCGTGATCATCAGGTCCACCTCATACAGCAGGGCGCCGCTCACGTTCACCACCTCGGACACGCTTTCCCCGTTCAGTTGGGCGGTCACGGTCCAGTTTCCCACGTTGGGCAGTTCAAACTCCGTGGACCCTGTGCCCTCCAGGGTAGTCACGCCGTCCGAACAGGTCACGGAGGCCCCCGCGCAGGTGGTCACATTGATGGCCGGGCTTTGCACCCCGATGGCCTCTTTCAGCGCCTGCAGGGTGGTCCGCTTGTGCTGGTTGTTGGTCACGTCATAGAAGGGGATCAGGTCCTGGGTGGTCATGGCCTGCGCTGCCGTCAGGGTATTGGTGGGCGCCTGGTAGTCGGTGCCCGGCGTGGCCGGTCCCACGCTGTACGTGTCGCCCTCCTCGGTGGTGGTCTTGGTCCCTTTCAGGATCCCCTCCACCTCGATCTTGTCCTGCTTGTCCGCCAGGGCGCCGCCGTGGGCGTTCGGGTCCTCGTTGTGTTCGTCGATCAGGTCCTGCAGGCCGTTCTCCAGGTCCGGCTTTAGGGTCCCGTTGAAGTAGTCCGCCACGTCCTCGGCGGTCATCCACGCCTCCGCCGGATAGTTCACGTCCACCTGGATCCCCGTGGTGACGGTGATGGAGATAGGATACCGGCGCACGTCCGGCGCGGTGCCGGACACGTAGGCGCTCACGTACTGCTTGGCGTCGCCCAGGGAACCGTACCCGATCATGGTTTCCTCTCCGTCGCCCACCTTGCCAAAAATGGAAAATCCGCCGATCCAGAACCCTTCCTGCAGGCCGCCGTTCAGGTCGGACCGATACTCCACAATCATGTTGACGGCGTTCCCGTCCACCGTCGGCACGGTGCTGGTCCCGTCCGGCCCCGGGTCGATGGGGGCGGTCAGTTGCCGGGCCGCCTCCGCGCTTTCCGCCGTTCCTTTATCCATGGTCACGCCGGTGATGGTCAACGTCTGTCCGGCCACCATGCTGGCCAGAAGGGCGTTTCCGGCCTCTGTAATTACAAATCCGTAAAACATGGGTTTTCCTCCTGTTTAGATTGCCGCCGGGATGGCGGTTTGTGTTATGGTGCCGAAAGCGCCGCCCGCATAGATCGGGGCGTCCATGTGATAGTCCACCGGCGCCTCCGGCATTGGCGTGGACGTGTACCCCTTTCCCATGGTCCCCGTAAAGGTCACGATCTCCGGGTCCATTGTGGTGATGGTGATAATATCATCCAGCCACGAAGATAGACGCTTGACGGAGGACAGGACCCGCCGGAACTCCTCCAGTTCCCCCGGCCCCACCTCTCCGCCGTCGCCTACGTAGGCCCGGAAATGGTGGGGATCCCCGTCGTACTCGTACCATTCCTCGATGTACCCGGTTTCAAATATGGTTTCAATGATCCGGTTGACCGCCGCCGGCGTCCCCATTTGCGTGTAGAACAGGAGGGACCCCTGGATCAGCGCCCGTTTTGTTTTCAGGGAATAGTTTTCGTCGTAGGACGGGGTGCGAAGTTCCACGGCCATATAGTCCAGCAGCCACTCCGGCATGGTCGCTATGGCCGCGTAGGTCCTGGCCGCGTCGGAGTAGGCGCACAGTTTTTCAATCTGCCGCCCCACCGCGTAGGCAAACGCCTGGGTTTCTGCCTGGCTGGCCAGGTTGTCCGGCATAATATCCGTGAACCGGCTCCCGGAAAGTTTAATCATCTTCCAGCCCCCCGTAACTGATCACGGCCTCCCCCTGGAGGGCGGACACCTTGGTTGCGTCCACGGTGGTGTATGTGGGGGCCGTCACGGTCACGCGCTTGGCGCCCGCGTCCATGACCATGCGGACCAGTTGGGAGGGGTTTATATCCCGTCCTATGGCCCGCTGCCAGGTCTTGTACTGCTCCACCGCCGCCGCCACTTCCTGCTGGATCGTCACGGCCTGGGCGCTGTCGCTCCGGTTGATGTAATAGGTCAGGTTGATGGTGTACTGGACTTCCTGCGGCGCCGCGACGCGCACCAGGTCCGTCATGGGGCGGATCGTCTTTCCCTGCAGGTATCCCTCCAGGCCCTCGATCATTTCCTCCCCCGGGGTGCCGCCGTCGGCCATGATGAAAACAATGTCCACGGTGCCCGCCGCCTGGTTGCTGGTGGCCACCACGTCGCCTATGGCGGCGTTGTACGCCTTGGCGTGGTACAGGTATCCGTCCTCCGGCCCGGCCGTAGAATAGGCCCCAGGGGCCAGGAAAACCCGTTCCGCCAGGTCGTCGTCGCTCTCGATCTCTGCGCCGCCCTCGGTGGCCGTGGTATTGCTCACGCCGGCCACGTAGGGGATCGGGTCCACGATGGTGGACAGTTCCCCGACGGCGAACCCGTTTCCGTCGGTGCCCGCCACCGTACAGGTGGCCGGCACGTCCACGGTGGTGGATCCCGCCGGGATCTCCGCGTACACGTCCGTGGCGAAGTAGATGGACCCCGCCGTGGAAACGCGGGTCCCCTGGGGGATCCCGGTGGCTGTGTCCCGCTCCGCCGAAAGGGTAAAGCGCAGGGTCGTGGTGGCCGCCGTGGCCGGGTTCCGGGTCACGCCCTTAAAAACGGCCAGGTTGTCCAGAAAGTCCGAATAGGAGTATTTCAGAATATTTTGCTTTCCCTGCCGGTCAATGTACTGCATGGCCTGGTAGATCTGCGCCGCCGCCGCGTATAGTTCCATGCGGTGGACGCTGGACCGCTCCAGGGTCACGGTCTGGCCGGTGGCCTCGGAAATAAAACTTTCATAGTCCGCCACCATTTCCTGTCGCACCTGGTCAATGGTCTTGTTGTCGATGAAGGAAATGTCCGGCAGGTTCTTGATCGCGTTCATTTCGTCAGGCACTTGTGATCACCACCTTTGCAATTAAATTTCCTTGCCCGCCGGTGTCCCAGGTGATTTCCCGCACCTTCACCGTCGGTATGAACTTGGCCACCTTCTCCGTGACCTCCGCCGTGTATAGGCTTTTGGCCACCTCGGGCGGCATATCCACAAAGTCCATATTCAGGCCAAACTCCCGATCCAGGGGCATGGTGCCCTCCCGTGTGGACAGGAGAAGGGCCAGTTGCCGGTCCAGTTCCGCCAGGGCGTTTCCGGCAAAGGTGTATTCCAGTTTGAAGTCGTAAACGCCGGTTTCGTTCATGTGTACTCCTCCAGGCTTATGGTCAGGGTGGCCCGGGCCAGTTCGCCCCGGTTGTAGACAGTGTTCCACGCCTCACTCGAACCCGTCAGCCGGAAGGGGTTACTGCCCACCGGCCTGTTTCCGATCACCAGGGTTTCCGCCGTCCCGTTCTCCACCATATTCTCGATGGCCTCCAGCACGTCCCGGGGGCGTACCCCCAGGGTGGCGGAAAGGGTGATCGTCAGGCTGGCCGTCTGCAGGCCCGCCCCCAAAAATTCCGGCTTTGGCTTGACCCCCTGGGGTTCGTGATTGGTCCACCGGCTCGTGACCTCCCGGGTCAGTTCCGAAAAAGTAAAAACCCGGTCGTCGCTCACCTCAAAGACGACATTCCTTCCCAGTGTTCCGATGGCCATGGTTTACCCTCCGATCCGCACGGTGGCGCTGCCCCCGGTGATGTTCCCGGTCCCGCTATGGGGCGCCAGGGCGTCGCCGGTTCTGGCCGCCGCTTTCCCGTTGATCCGCACCGTCCCGCTGCCGGCCGCCACCGCGCCCTGGCTGGACCCACAGCACCCGTCCCGCTCGGTGGTGGTGCTGCCCACCGTGGCGGCCGCCAGTCCGTTGATCCGCACATTCCCCGAACAGGCCCCGGAGATCTCCCCGGTGAACGGTTCAGGGGAATGTGGTGGCACGTGCCCCGAATGTTCCCCGGCGGTGGTCCCGGCCACCGCGTCCGTCAGTCTTGCCGCGTTTGGCATGGTTCCCGCCTCCTTTAGTTCAGGTCAATGGTGGCCCCGTTGATGGTAATGGCCCCGCCGGCCTCGATGTTGATGGCCCCGGTGCATTTGATGGTCAGGGTGCTGCCGTCGTACCGGATCATGGCGTCCCCCGGGTTTTTCCCCAGGTCCTTCCGGTATAGGTTGGCCCCGCCCTCCGGCGGTGCGTTCTTGTCGCTCCACGGCCGCCCCAGGACCACCCCGGCCTCCGTCCCGTTGGACAGGTGGACCACCAGGACCTGGGACCCCACGGGCGGCATTTTGTACTCATGGGACAGCAGGGGGATCAGGCGTGTCACGTCGTCGTCCTTCTCGTGGTACACTACCCTGGCCATGCCCTTGGCGTAGTCGATGGACGATATTTTCCCCAGCCTTATGTTTGCGTTCATTGGTTCCTCCTCACTCGGTCAGGGCGTTGGCGGCGCTGATCAGCAGCGTGTCCAGCCACGCCAGGGCGCTGTGCTTGCTGGCCCAGTAGTCCGGGGAGTTGATCACGCCTGTGCGGGTCAGCACGTCCAGGGCGTCGTCCACGGTGGTGATACTGCTGCCGCCCAGGTTGACCTTGATCCGGGTGGCCATGTTCAGGATCAGGCCGTCCAGGTTGGCCACGTCCTGGTAGTGGGCCACCCAGTATTCCGGGGAGGCCATGACGCCCACCGCCGCCAGGCGCTCGGTGGCGTCCTTGATCACTTCCTCGGTCATGGCCTCCACCAGGGACAATTCCAGATCCATGGTGTAGCCGCCGCCCACCGTGTGGGTGATACTGTCGATAAAATACTTGCCGGACAGGCGGCCGATCCCCACCACGGTGACGCACTGGCTGGCCACCAGGTCCGGCCGCCCCATGATGGTCAGGGACAGGGTGGTGGCGCCGTGGTTGGCGTTGGCCACCGCCGCCGTGATCTTCCGCTCCGCGTCCGCCTTGTTGTCGGCCTTGCCGGATTGTTTCAGGATCCGGGTCCCCGTCCCCACCGTGACCTTGATCTCCTCCTCGGTGTTCGGGTCCGTGTAGGTGTATTCTCCGCCGGTATAGGTCCCGTCAAGGGTGGTATTCCAGGAACCGCTTTCGATCTCGCTTTCCCGGATGGTCCCGGCCACGTCCCGCTCCTTGTACTGCTCCCGGTCATACACCACGATTTTTTGGGCGTACACCTTCATGGAAAGGCCGTATTCCTCGCACAGGCTCATATAAAACTCGCAGTCCGTTTGTTCGGATTGCTCCACGCTCTCGACGGTGATGGGATCCCCCTCAACGTCCCAGGCCAGGGTAATGCCCGCCCTGGCCGCGATCTCGTTTCCTATGGCCTGCAGGGTGGCCTTTTCCCAGGTCTTGGTCCGCTGCGTCGCCCGGAAAGCACTATCCGCCGGCACCGACACGGCCGAAATGGTCCCGGTCATGGGCCACCACGAAAAACTGTAATTGTCCAGGATAAAAAAGCCGCAGTCCAGGGTCCGGTTGTCTCCCTCCCGCTCCCAGTCGTACACCTTAATGGCGGCCGTCAGGGTGTCCCCGGTTTTCGGCATCCATGCCGTGGTCCATTGGCGGTCCCGGTCGTTTATGCTGATCTCCAGGCTGTCCGCCTCGCCGCTGGCCGCGTCCGTATAGGTCACGGTGGCCTTGTAGCCCACCATTTTGCTGGTGACGGCCGCGCCGTTCCAGGTCAGATCCGTTTCCGCTCTCCGTGTCCTCATGCGGTGGTCCTCCAGATCGGCGCGTTGGCCAGGTCGTCGTCCTCCGGCAGGTCCGGGGTCTGGAGGACCACCCCCGCGTCAAACACGAAGGTGTCCAGGTGCGGGAAGTTGGCCTGCATGAGAAAGCCGGTATAGATCACGTCGCCGTACACCTGGAACGCGATGGCGTCCCAGGCGTCCCCCTGTTTCGTTGTATAGGTCTTTTCCATGGTGCCCTCCTTACCCCGTCACAGGTTCCGGCTTGAATTTCTTTCGGCGCTCCTCCGCCTTTAGGCGCTTATACAGTCGTTTGAACTCCTCGAAGGAGATCCGGGTGGCCTCCTCCACCTCCTCGCGGTCTGCCTTGCCGTAGAAGTTCAGCACGGGGGAGAATACAATGGTTTCCCCGCCGCCGTCCTCCTGTCTGCCGGCACCGCCGGTCGGTTTCGGCTTTTTGGTGTATTCATCCAGCAGGGCCGCCAGTTTGGACAGCGGCATGACGGCCTCCGGCTCTCCGCCCTCTCCGATCTCTGCCAGGGTGGGGGAGGTGGCCACGCCGCCCTCCGCCAGTTGTGGGATCGTGGGGATATTGAACCCCAGCGTTTTTCCGCCCACGCCCGGCACCCAGTCCGGGATCGTCACGGAAATGCTGTTGATCTTGGAAAGCACCCAGTTTATGGCCGAAATGACCCCGTTGATCGGCGCCTTGGCCAGGTTCACGATCATTCCGAACAGATTTCCGAAGATGTTCACGATATTCTGCCAGGCAGCGGACCAGTTGCCCGAAAATACGTTGCTGATAAAGTCGATGATATTTTGAAAAATCGCTTTGACGTTATCCACCGCCGCCTGGATACTCTCCCACCACCCCTGCAGGTAGGCGCCCAGCAGGGGGAATTTTTGGCCGATGGCCGCGATGGCATTTCCCACCATGTTGGAAAAGTTGGTCCAGATCTGGTTCACGGTGTTTCCGAAATTCACCAGCCACGCCTTTACGGTGTCCCAGTTCTTATACAGCAGGACCAGGGCGGCCGCCACGGCCGTTATGATCCCCAGCGTCATTCCCATTGGGCTGGTCAGGAATTTCACCGCTGCGCTCATGGCCTTTGTGGCGACGGTTGCCGCCTTAGTCGCCAGTGTGCTGGCCTTTGTGGCCGCAGTCTGCGCCCAGGTTGCCGCCGTTGTCTTGGCCCGGATCAGTACGTCTTTTACCTCCAGCGCATACAAATAAGCGGTTTCTGCCTTGTCTTTGACCTTGGCCGCAATCAACTTTGTATATACCGGAACGATCTTTTGCAGGTTTGCCAGCATACCCTTTGCGTTTTTATAGGCACCCATGGCCTTGTTGGCTGCTCCCATTCCTACGGAAAGGGCTTTTGCACCAGCGGCCACGGCCAGCACCGTCCCCTTATGCTCCCGCAGGAAGGACAGGAACGGCTTGGCCTTTTCGTATGCCTTGCCCGCCCAGTCTGCAAAGTCGCGGATCCCGTCCACCAGGACCGGCAGGCCCTCCGAAATGGCCCCGCCTGCCCAGTCCGCGAAGTCCTCCGCGATTTCCGCCACCACGGGGGACACCTCCTCTATGGCCGCGCTGATCTCTGGCATATTGGACATAAGGGACTGATACATGGCGTCCGCCGCCGGCAGCAGGGCCACCTCGATCTGGCGGCCGATCCCTTGGAGGGCGCTGTCCAGGTCGTTGTACTTGACCTGGTTGATCTGCTCCAGGGCGTCCCCGGTGTCATAGGCGGCCTGGGAGGCGTTGGCCATGGCCTCCATGGCCTCCACGCCCAGGTCCTCCCATTGTGTGCCGAACAGGGCAACGCCCAGGGCGTCCCGCTCCACCTGGTCGTCAACGGCCATTAGGGTGTCAAGAACGTCAAAAAAGGCGTCGTTGGCCCCCTCACCGCCGGCGGCAAAGGTGGCCATAAGTTCCTCCGCGTTATATCCCAGGGACGTGAACGCCTCCACCGTGGTGTCGCTCCCGTCAATGGCCCGGATCGAAAACTCCTTGATGGCGTCGCCCACCTTGTCCAGGTTCCAGGCGGTTCCGTCCGCCCCCGCCTGGAGAATGTTAAACATTCCATCCGCGTCAAACCCCAGTTTTGCAAACTGGGAGGAATACTCGTTGATGGTGTCGATCAGTTCCCCGGAGTAGTCCAGGCCGTTTTGTGCGCCGGCCGCGATCAGGCTGAAAGCCTCCTCTGCGGAGGAACCAAAGTTCTTTCGGATGGCCTCCGCCGCCCTGGTGCTTTCCGCCACGTCGTACTCGAAAGCGTCCCGCAGGGCCAGGGCGCCCTCGGTGGCCGCCGTCAATCCGTTCTGGTCCAGGTTGGCCATGTTCCGGTTGACCATGGCCACCGCGTCGCCCACGTCGGCCACGCTGTCCCCGTAGTTGGCCGCGTACACGTCCTCCATAACGTCCCGCAGGCCCTCCAGTTCCTTCCCGGCCGCGCCGGTGGAGGCGGCCACCTGGTTGGTGGCCGTCTGCCATTCTCCACCCAGGTCGGCCAGGTACTTGGTGGCGGCGATGGCCCCGGTCCCCATCGCCGCCAGTCCCGCCGTCATGGTGGTGGATACTTTGTTGGCCGCCTTTTGGATGGTCGCCAGTTGCTTGTTGGCCGCCTTGGTACTGGTCCCCAGGGATTTATCTACCTTTCCGGCGATTTTTATGGCCAGTTCCATGACCTTGCTTTTTGCCAATTTCAAGCACCACCTTTGCCATGTCGTTCAGATCGTCCAGCGGCAGGCCCAGGAAGTAGTCCACACCGCTATGCAGTCGGAGAGATAGGGCAACACACCCTTTTTTGATTTCCGGCGGGTTTACTCCTCTCCATCCCCGCCGTACAGAAAACCCGTGACCAGGTTTTTCAACTTCATGGCCTCCACCGGGGGCAGGCCCTTAAAGAACTCCACGGGCTTGTGGCTGGCCCTGGCCGCCATATACATGGCATAAGGCAGGGTCATTTCCGGGATCGGCGTCACGCCCAGTTCCCGGTTGGCCAGTTTGGCCACGGCGCACAGGTCCCCGGCCGTCATGCCCTCCATGCCGGACAGGTCCACCTCGGTGTATTCCTGGCCCTCGAACTTGTAGGGCTTTCGGAATTTCAGGACCAGGCTTTCCTCCTCGATTTCCTGCTCCGCCGCGCCCAGGGCGGCCGTGTTCTCGGTGCTGTTGCTCATTAGGTCATTTCCCTCACTTTCTGCAGCAGGTCAACGCCGTTCACCTTGAAGGTCGGGTTGATCTTGTCCAGTTCCACCAGGGTGGTGCCGTCTACCTCGATCAGGATATAGGACACATTCAGGGTCACGCTGCTTTCCATGGGGTTTGCGTTCTGTACGCTACCCATGGCCAGGGTGGCGCTTTTGCCGCGCACCACCACGCGCATGGACCGAAATTCCGTGTCGCCCTCCACGGTCAACGCCTGCTGGGCCGCCCGGAGGGTCAGCCGCACCGCCTTGGTCATGTCCAGCATATCGGTGGCCTCGCGGTCCAGGACGCGGAAGGGGATCTCCATTTCCATGTTGGAGAAATGGCCCACGGTGGGGTCGTCCAGTTCGCCCAGGATCCCGGCGCCGGAAATGGTTTCCGCCAGGGCCTCAAAGTCCGGCAGGGTGACTTCATCGCCCACGCCGATCAGGCGCTCCGCGTCGTTGTAGACGTTGTAACTGTTGATCTTGCTGGGGATATTGGGGACACTCATGGTTTATTCACCTCCACCAGTCAGGGCGGCCTCCAGGGCCTCCGTGTCGTATTCTCTGATATTCTCGATGTACTCCGCCGGGATATAGGGCGCCAGGTAGGTGTGGACAGTCAGGTGGCCGTCCAGCAGGTTGGTGATCGGGTTTTCGTCGCTCTTGAACTCTGTCCGGTATCCGGCGCAGTAGCCCCGGGCCACATACCCGTTTCCGATGATGTTCTGGCTGTCCACGATGGACTGGATCAGACGGGTGTTCCCCGGCTTGTCCACCTTCTGGAAATAGGTTAAAATGAACCCATTTCCGTCCCAGTCGAAGAACCTTCTCACTGCTAACCACCTATCTTTGGGGTCGGAGGTGGAGGGGTAGGCCGCCGTGTTGTTGCCCCAGGCTTTGTACCCGTTGGCGTTGATGGCGGTGATCACGCCGTTGGCGTTCAGCAGATCATTGGCCTGCTGCTGGTCCAGCAGGACCTCGGTTCCGTCTTTCAGGACCGTGCTGGTGATCTTCAAGTCCTTGTTGGAGGGGCTTTCATAGGGCACGTCGCTGTTGCTGGCGTCCGTGTAGGCCGTCAGGGCCGCGAACAGGGCGGACAGGTAATAAACCTTGTCGCCCACCGCTCCCATGGGCCACAGGGCCGCCGCATGGGGAGAGGTGGCCCCCAGGGCCTCCTTGGCGGTCCGCACATCGGTGTAGACCTCCGCGCCGTCCTCCTCTGCGTCCGTGGAAATGTCCAGATAGGTCACGCAGTCGAAGTTCCCGTTGATCCCCTCGGTCTTGGCCTGCAGGGCTGCCGCCACGGTGGGGTTGTGGCTCCATCCGGGGGCCAGCAGGATCCCGGGCGTCATGCCGAAACGGGGATAGATCTGGCGCACCAGTTCCAGGCCGGTTTCCTTCCCGGTCAGGGCGTCCACGCCGCCCACAATGTCCGCCGCCGTCACGCCGTCCGGTTTCAGGCTGGTGCTGGCCACTTTCAGGGTTTCCGCCTCCTTGGCGGCCTCGGACAGGATGGTGATCGTCACCGTGCCGTCCTCCGCGTGGGTGGCCACGTAGTCGCTGCCGGCCACCAGGGTGGCGTCCGCGTTCTTGACCACGATGGTGTCCAGGAGGACAAACTGCTTTGCGTAGGCCACGGCACCGTCCGCCACGGCGCACTCCTCCTCCGCGTTCTGCGTGGTATGGCTGCTCTTGCTGGGGTCCAGCACATTCACCAGGATAATGGGCGCCACGTTGAACACGCGGAAACAGGCGTCCATGCTCTGGCAAAGGGTGAAGTTCTCGAAGTCGTCCGAATAGCCCATGGCCTGCTGGCACTCCGCGAAGGAATAGCACACCACGGGCTTGTTGACGGCCGCCGCCGGATCCGCCGCCAGGTGGATCGGGGCGGTGCCGAAGATGACCTGCAGGCCCGCCGTCCCCTGGATCGGTGTGGTCAGGCTGGTTTCCTGCTCCTGGTTGTAAACGCCGTGATTATAAGGCATAGTTGATCCCTCCCTTTAGGTTCTGCCCTGTACGGCTTTATACAGGGTGTGGATACGGCCGGATTTCTGGCGCAACTGGCGCATGGCCTCCGGCAGGTCCTCCAGGGGGACGATCAGGGCGGTCAGGACCTTGTTTTTCTCGGTCGCCGCTTTCAGCCCCTCCGGGATCCCGTTGTTGTAGGCGGTGAACTGTTTGGCCACGCCCTTGATGGACGGGCCGCAGTACACCACCGTGCCGGCGGCCTCCGCCGCCTTTCTGGTTGTTCTCTTGGTCATGTGAATGGCACCTCCTGGCGCACCGCTGGCGCCTCAAATTTCAGCGACATGGCCCCGAAATAATAGGGGTGGGTGTCCTCTTGCTGTGTGACCCACTTGATCGGGTACTTGACGGACCACGGGCCGCCTCTCGCGCCGCCGCTGTCCGCCTTGATCCGCACCAGCGGATTTTTGGCATACCGCCCGTAGATCTCCTGGATGATGTGCAGCACGTCTCTGTATCCCTGCCGGTTCGGGTTCCGGTCATAGGTGCATACCACCAGGATCAGGTCGATCTCCTGGGCGCTGTTGGCGTCTGGAATGTTTCCCTCATTGGTCCGCACGATGATGTACGGCTCCGGGATCTCCTCGGCCCGGTCCTCGGTTTCGTCCATTCCCTCAATGATCGGGAGGTCCTGGGGGTAGACCCGGATCGGCCGCCGGTCCCCGGCGGAACTGGGAAGGGTCTGCCCCTCGAACAGGTCCGCAAGGTCCGCCACAATGGCATCCTGCAAAAATTCCGGTGTCGTGGTGTTCGCCTCCTTGACTTTTTGGCGCTTTTTGTGGTAAATTCTTTGTGGTAATACTCTGCATATCGTGGCAATAATCAGAACAGAAAGGAACGAAGAAACGATGAAAAAATCCCTTGCGCTCTTGCTGTCCCTGGCGCTGGCCGTTTCCCTGTCCGCCTGTACCATTTCGGACGGTGAACAGACGCCGGACGCCTCTGGCGCTCCCGCCGCCTCCGAAGGTTCCACCCAGGACACCTCCACACCTCCCGCCGATCCCGAACCGATCACCGTTGACCAGGAATTTTCCAGCGGCAACTATACCGCTGGCATTGATTTCCCGGCCGGTACTTACGACATTGTAGCCGTCAGCGGCGGCGGGAACGTCAGTTCCAGCAACGCCTTTAGCGGCGGGATCAATGCCGTCATGGGGACGGAGGATCAAAACGAAATGGTGGATATGTACGAACAGGAGTACAGCAACATTGACCTGCCGGAGGGCGTGGTGCTGTCCATTTCCGGCGTGACGGTCCGCCTTACCTGTGACGACGCCAGCGGCGCCCCGTTGACTCCCCGCGATCAGGAGATCACCGAAACGGTGGAACTTGGCAACGGCAACTTTGTGGCCGGTGAAGATTTCCCTGCCGGTGTGTATAACATTGTGGCCGTCAGCGGCGGCGGGAATGTCAGTTCCAGCAATCTGTACGACGGTGGGATCAATGCGATCATGGGGACCGAAGATCAAAACGAATTGATGGATATGTACGAACCGGAGTACAAAAACATTGACCTCCCAGAAGGTACGACGCTCACCATTGATGGCGTCCAGGTTCAACTTGTTCCCAGCGTATAAGGTTCTTTCGGCGGCCCCGCTCGGGGCCGCTTTTATTTTCCCTGAATGGTTTTTTCAATTCTCTTTTCAATCTCTCTGTCCAGAACGTCGTAAAGAATGGTTCTTGTCCGTTCCTGCACTTCCTCGTTTCCCATCATGCTGGGTACAGAGGGGCCGGTCAGCACCTTAATTCTGGTCATATCCGGCCATTGTCCGCGTCGTGGCATACCGTATTTTTCCACACGGTCCGCAGCCCCGCTCGTTGTATAGGTTTCTCCTATCCTCCGTTGTGCTATGGCCATGTGTGTACTTCTGAACGTCACCTTAAAGGCCGTTGCCCCGGCGCGCTCCAGCAGTTTTTTCCCGCCGTCTTTGCGAACCTTTGTTTTAACGCCGCGGCTCCCTTCCTCTGTCAGAAAGTCTGATAACTCATTTACTGGGCCTTTTGAACGGATCACCGCCATAATGTTTCCCGGCTTTGCCGTCTGGACGGTCGGGGCGCCCCTTTTCCGGTCTTTCAACACACTTGGATCGATGGTATAGGCGTCCTCCACGTTGTCCGGGATCTGCTTTCGGACCTTTCTGGCCGCCGCGTTGATGGACAGGCGAAGAACGTCTGGGGCTTTTATGGCCTGCCATTCCAGCCTTTTTGCTATTTTTTCAATTTCGGCCTGGGTGTCAACCTCAATGTGGATCATGTGCGGATCGCCTCGATTTCAATGGTCAGGACGCCGGCCGCCTCGTCTGCCTGTACCACGCGATACTCCCGGCCGTCCAGGTTCAGGATCTTGCCCGACATGGGCCGCCCGCCGTAGTCGGCTTTATCCACATACAGCAGGCGCCGCGTCCGGTATGTCCCATCCGTGTGGACGCCTCCCCGGGCCGCGTCCCGCTCCAGCAGGGCGTCGTCGTCCACCACCGCGTCCATTTCTTTCCCGTCAATGGTGTGGGTGCTTGCAAACTCCTGGTTGTTCAGGAATACCCCGTGAATATCCGCCGCCACGCAGTCCTTGAAGGAGGGGGCGCCCATTACAGGGCACCCCCGTTTTCATCCTCTGCGGGGGCGTAGACTTCCGCCGCCGTGATCGCGGCGATCAGGTCCGCCTTGGTCTTGGCCTTAGAAATATCCAGGCCCATATCGTTGGCCATGCGCTCCAGGTCGGCCTTTTTCAGGTCCTCCAGGTCCTTGGGGTCCAGGTGCCCGGCGATCATGCCTCCGTCCTCTGTTCCGCCCTCCTGGGGCGGCTCCTGGCCGCCCTGGGCCTCGTTTCCTGCTCCCTGGTCCTCGGATACCTCCGGCGCGTTCTCCGGCTCCTGGGCCGCCTCCTGGCCGCCCCGGTCGGCGCTTTTGGCCTCTCCGCACAGTTCCGCGCTGTCGTTCTCCAGCCATGCGGCCACCATTTTGGCGTCGTCGCCTGGCAGGTTCTCTCCGGCCTTATACATACGGCCCCGGTACAGGATCGGCCGCTTTGCAATCAATCCTTTCATGTCCGGCCCTCCTTTAGCCCAGCAGTTTCACCAGCACCGTGGCGTCGCTGGATCCCGCCGCCGCCACGGCCCAGCCGGCCGGGGTGTTCGCGGGGCTACTGCCCGCCGCTGTGGTGATGTTCTCCGCCGCCGCGTCCCAGTAAAGGGCCTGGCCCACGGTCACGGCGCCGGTGGCCTTGGGCATCTCAAATACGCCCACCACGTGGACGGCGCCGGTTTCGCCGGCCGCGATGTCGTCGCCGGCCACACCGATCCGGGTGGCCAGGTTTACCACGTCGCCGTTGGCCAGGTCGTCTGTGGCGGTGTAGTCGATGGTTTCGCCTCTCTGCCAGTATTTCGCGCTCATATCTGTTTTACCTCCTTACTGCCTTACAGCGTGATGGTGGTGCCGGGGTTCTTGGCAATACCACGGAAGTCCACGGCGGTGATACCCCAGTCCAGCCAAATGTCCCACACATAGCCCAGTTGTCCGGCCACCTCCATGCGGCGGATGGTCGGGGTTTCCTGGCCGTTCAGATAGTCCACCTGGATGGAACGGGCATAGGTAGGATCGCCCGCCACGAACCAGGGCACCGCGCTGGAACCGGCCAGGGCGTTCAGGGTGCCCTCCTCGATCACCTGCAGGCGGTTCCGGTACTGATACAGGGCGTTGGCCGTATGGCTGCCGATCCCGTCCACGTCGATCTGCGCGGTTTCCAGGATCTGCGACATAAGGAACCCGTAACCCACGGGCACGATGACATACCGGGGCTGTACCATAACGCTGTCCCCGAAGGGGTCCTTCTGGTTCAGCAGTTTGATCATAATGGCCTGCAGGGTTTTGATGGACGGGGCCGCGCCGGTGGTGATCAGGTTGTTGTGGGCGGAATTGAACAGGGCCACGCCGTCAAAGATCGTGGGGTTGTTGAACAGGATGGAATACACCTGCTTGTTGATCGTCCGCTTGGCGGAGGCCGCGTACATACCAGGCACCTGGGTGATAAAGCCCACGTCGTCGTTGATGAACGCCTCCCGGGTCATGGAGAACTGGCGGCCATAGGTTGCCACCTGGCGCTGGGGGAGAAGTTCGGTCTGCGGGGTGTCGTGTTTCAGTTCGCCGCCCTCACCCACGCGCAGGAACTCACCGGCGCCGCCGGCCAGATACTCGTGGTCCTTGGTGGGCTTAAAGTCGGTCACGCTGCCCTTGGTGGTCCACACCTGGAAGGTGGTGGGCACGGCCTGGTATCTCTGCACAATGGCCTTGCGGATCGTGTTGTCCAGGATCGCAGGGAAGGCCGCCGTGGGGTTGAAGAACTGGCGGCAGGCCATGCTCCACAGGTCGTCCTTGGACATACGGAGGAGAGAGGCGGTGGTGCCCAGGCCCTCCCGGGCCATACACTCGATTGCCAGATCCCGCAGGGACAGGCCGCGCATCTGCTCCGCGCTCTCGGTGGGACGCTCCACGTCAATGCCGCTACGCATCAGCAGGGCGTCCGTGGCCGCCTGCCGGAAGTTGTCCTGCTCTCTGCTATTGTCGGACATTCTGGTGCCCACAGGGCCGTTGTGCTGGATCAGAAAATCCACGGCCGCCGCCCGCACGTCGTCCATGCTGGCGCCGCTGCGGATATGCTCCTCCGGGTCCATTCCGGTCTGGCGGCAAAGCGCCATAATATCGGCGGTGCGCTGGCGCTCCGCCTGGATCGCTCTCTGTGCGTCTGCCACGCTTGCCTGGGCGCCCTGGCCGCCGTTCTCCTCGCCGCGCTCACCGCCGGCGGGCTGTCCGCCAGCCTCGCCGCCCTCGTTGCCTGCGGCGTCGATCACGGCCTGGCAGCGGTTAAACTCCGCCTGCTCCTCGGCGGTCAGGTCCCGGCCCTCGTTGCGGGCCAGGGTCGCAAGTTCCTGCTGGCGGGCAAGGGCTTTCTGCAGTTCATTCATGGTTTTCTTACCTCCTGTTGGAAATCAGATTTTTGTTTGCTTGGATCTGTCGCTCATACACGGAGAGGGGGGCGCACGTCCGGCCTACGTCGGCCCGGCCCACGCCCACGGTGGGATCTGCCGGCACGGATACAACGGACACCTCCAGCGGCGTCCACCTTCTGGCGATCTGGCAAGGGCCTGTAAATCGCCCATCCGTGGACTGTTTCCCGGCCACCACTTCCTCCCACGTTTCCACGCTGTACCGCACGGACGTGGTTTTCAGGGTGCCGGACTGGACTTTCCCGAAGATCTTTTCGGCGTCGTCGTCCGTGTCGAACTCCACTTCCGCCATGCCTCGGTGGTTCTCCACCCAGGCCCGGATCACCTTTCCCACCACCTTGTCGGTGTCGTGGTTGAACAAGAGGACGCCCACGCTGTTCAGGCGCTCCAGGTTCACCGCGTTCTCTCCGTGGTCCAGGATCTCCATGCCGAACCAGCGCCGGTATGGCTCCTCACTGGAAAAACTGATCGTTCGGCGTCGGCTCTCCTGTGGTTGATCCTCCCGGGAAAGGACCTGGCCCATGCTCCTGGTGCCGTGATCCTTATCCCTGGGGCGGTTGCCCTCCGGTGTTCTGCTGGGCTGCTGCCGTTCCATTTCCAAAAATTACACCTCCCATCTCAATGCCTTTTTCGCGGCCGTACTCCAGGACCTCGGCGGTTTCGTCGATGGCCTGTCGCCAGTCCTTGCCCCGCTCGGCGCAGATCTCTTGATAGGTCTTTTGCCCGCTCTGCAGGGCGGTTTTGTCGGCGGTGCTTTCCTTGGCCGGGTCAATCCACTTTTTGGGGGACTTCACCCAGTCGTGGGCCATATAATCCGCCTTTTTATCCCAAAACCCGGGGAAGGTGATCGCCCCGGAGAGATAACAGGAAATAATAAATTGCTCGTACACCTCGGACATGAACTCCGTCAGCAGTTCCACGTCCTCCGCGTAGGTGTCCTCGTCCTCGATGGCGTTCTGCCGGGCGGAGGAGTAGGTGGACCCGCTCATGTCGCGGGATACCGCCTCATAACTCAACCCCTGGCCCGCGCCGATCAACCCCTGCTGGACTTTCAGGAACGCGGTGGCGTCGGTGGCCGCCCCTTTCGGGTCCACCACCTGGGCCTCGTCGCCGGCGCCCATTTCCATAATCATGCCCGGCCCCAGTTTCTTCCCGGAGTAGTCCACGCGGCCGTCTGGTCCTCGGATCCCGGACCGTCCCAGGCTTGTCCCGGTTGGAATGGTCTTTTTGATCAGCACTGCCAGGCAGGCCGCGATCCGTTCCTTGACGGATACCGCGTTTATAAACTCGTTCACGTCCCGGATCCTGGTGATAGTGTGGGACATATCCGACATTTCCCGGATCTGGCTGGGGCGGTGCTTTGCCTTGATGAAATAGGCGTCTTTGGCGTCTATGTAGATCGGCTCCAGCAGGCGCCAGCCCTCAATGTCATATTGCTGGATCCAGTATCCCACCGGCCGCCGCCAGGAATTGTATTCAATTCCGCCCACGACGCGGTTTCCACGGTGGCGCGGCGTACTCCGTGATACGTCCAGTTCGTCCACCTCAATGGCCTGCAGTTTGAAAGGCACCACGCCGCCGGGGGTGTGCCGGAACAGGAACAGGATCCCGCCGTCCACCTTCTTGCGCTCCACGGCCATGCGTAGGATCTCGGTGAAGGACTGTTCCCCGGTCACGTCGCAGTTTCTGGCCTTGCACCAGCGGCGCCACAGGCTTTCGATCTGCCGGTTCAGGGCGTCGTCCCCGGTCTTTGCCCGCAGGGTGTAGCCTTTTCCCACCACGTTGCGCTTGTAGGCCAGGATCACAGCCTGGAGTATATCGCTGTTTCGCTCCAGGTCCCGGGCGCGGGCGCGTACCACGTCCCGGCTGTGCCGGTCTGTGATCTCCGCGCTTTCGTTGTGCGCTCTCCAGCCGGCATTGATCCGGCCGAACCCCGCCGCGTCATACCCTCGTATGGCCTCCAGTCCCTGGCGCCACGCCTCCCGCTCATACGCTTTTTTGGGGGATACGGCCGCGATCACGTTGTCAATAAAACCCACCGTTTTACCTCCCCTCGAAAAATGCCACGTAGGTGCGCCCCAGCAGGGGGCCGCTTTCGTCTGCCGCCAGTTGTGCCTCCAGGTCGTCCCGAAGGGTTTTCAACATGGCAAGGTCCGCCCGCGTCAGTTGTCGGCTGCCGATCCGGTAGGACTGGCCGCCCACCAGCACGGTGGTGATCGCCTTGTTTACCTGCTCCAGCAGTTCCGCCGGGGTCGCTGTTGTGTTGTCCAGTTCCATGGTGTCCTCCTATCAGAACCAGTTTTCATTCTGCTGGATCCAGTTTTCTTCCGGCGCCGGCTGCGGCTTTGGCGGTTCCGGTTTTGGCGCCTGCTCCTCCGCCCGGTCCGGGTTTTTCAGGAACAGGGACCGCACTTCCAGCACGTCGGCGGCGGCCGCCGCGTACACCTCGCAGTCCAGGTAATGGTTGTCCGCGTGGGAGGATTTCAGCACCCACCGCTGGACCTCTTTTCCGCCGGCCCGCTCGGTGATCTTATGCTCCGCCGTGACCTGCTCCGCATACTCCAGATCGCAGTCTTTATGCACCATCCAGGACCCATTCCCGTTTGGCCGCCTCATACGCCCAGCGATCATGTCCTTGTACTTGCCGCCGTCCACAAGGACCAGTTGCATACCGTTGGCCCGGCTCCCGGCCTTGTCCACGGTGGAGATCTTGTAATGACCCTGGAGGGATTGGACGCCCTTACAGGGCCGCACCCAGTCCATATTCATGGTGCAGAACTCATACACCGCGTCGGTCTGGTCGCCGCTGTCCATCAGGGCCAGGTCCACCATGACCTTTCCGCCGTCCGGCAGGGAAAACTCGGTGTTCATAACTCGCTCCACCTCTGCCATGGAAAGCGCCTGGCCATGGGCCACGTTTTGGGAGGTCATAAAATCCCCCCAGGCCCGGATCACCCAGTACAGGCAATTTTCCTGCACGTCGATCCCGCCGGTCAGCAGTTTGGTCCACGCCGGGAGGGACCAGGCCGGAACCTCCGTCTGCCGCTCCATGACCATTTCGGCGTTGGTTTTCAGTTTCGTGTCCTCCCACGGCTCTGCCAGCCAGGAGTTGACGAAGTTGTGGAGCAGTTCCGGGTCGTCCTTGGACCGCATGAACTCCCTGGCGATGTCGGAAAACCTGGTGAATGGGGAATACAGGGTATTCATCCAGTACGCCACACTTTTGGGCGTCGTCGTGGTCTGCCGGACGG